TTGAATATAATTAGTACCTGAAGTTGGAAAGCCGGCTACAGACGTTAAAGTAATGCTAGTTCCTGAACTACCTGTTCCATAAACATCATCTCCTAAAGCTCCATTTAAAGTTGTAATCTGAGCTCCAGAAACAGTTCCACCAAATTGAGATATACCCCACCCATATGCCCCTAATTGTTCAGCAGGACCAACGGGATAATACCATTTAACAGATAGATCTCCATCAGTAGCCGTTGCACTTGCAGTGGAACCCATAGTAATAGTAACTGAAGTAGCATCTACTACTGAAGTAATCATAAAAGTTTTATCATCAAAATCAGAAGCCGAATAACCTGAACCTGTTGGAGGAGTTACATTTTCAAGTAATAAAATATCTCCTGCGGTCATTCCAGAAGTTGTAGATAAAGTAATAGTAAGAATAGCAGAAGCATTAGTACAAGCTAATTTATTAGTTAATGCTCCAAAATCAGTTTTAATTGGGTGAATGTCATAAAAAATTCCCCCGGTATATGCATATAAAATTCTATTCGTTCCTATAATGGAAAAATTAATTGAAGATTGACTAATGACATGGTGTTGGGCTCTAGCTACTCCTGTTAGAGCTTTGTCTCCTAATCGAGACCATCCGCCTATTTTTTCTGGAGTATTATATCTAAATCTAACATTTTCTCCCCCAGTCCACTCGCCTTCAGCGCCTGTGGGAGTAACTTGTTTGTTGAAACCTGGTAAAAAATTTATTTTTTGTAACATTGAACTCCATTGTATTATATATTCCTTATCGGTGGAATACCTAACATCGGCCTTTTATCGAACCTGTTCTTTTCAGCAAAAGGACCATTCACATGGTTATAATGAAGAAAGACTTGTCCACACACTTCCCCTTCAAAAGGTTCTCTCCAATGCTCTAATTCGCATCCACTATATACTAACATATCTCCAACATCAAGGATAACTTTAGTGCCTTCTGGAGCATTAGGTTTATGTATATTTTTGTATTCATCTATAACATTGTTCGCTCCCGTTCCATCTATAAAAATAGGCCAAGGGTTTCCTCCTAAATTAAGAGTAGTTGAAATTTCACAGCTAGGCCTGTCTTTATGACGCCTTAATATATCCCCTTTTTTATAGAGTCTCGCATAAGAATAGGTAGGAATTAATTCGAGCCCCGTTTCCTGGGCCATGATCGGTAGGACTTTAACCAGAAGCGTCTCCATTACATTGTCCGCATAACAAGAAAACGTATTAGGTATTTGTTTATCTGTCCATGTACCCAACATCCCATTGTCATAGGTAATATTATTTTTATACATCCAATCAACCGCATCCCTCTTCAATAGAAAATAGTTAAAGATAAAGTTAGCTAGCTCATAGCTAATTGCTCCTTTGATGACTTGATATTTATTAAAGTTTGCCATGTTTTTGATAATTGAGTGGCATTACTTCATATATAATACCGTCTTGTTTTTTAATTAATAATCCTTCTTTGCTATGAAATGCATCTTCGATCTCTTTTTCTGTATGAAGCACCCTTCCATTTAAATTATTATCCTTAGAATTATATAATTTTATAACACAGGGGATTTTTTCTATTCCTAGTTCTTTGGCTATGACCATTCTGTTGTTGCCGACTGTTACTTTTAAAGTACCATCTTCTAATTGATTAATATACACCGGATCTCTTAAACCATCTCGAGCGACAGATTCCTTAAGAGTACTATTAAATTTTTGTTCTTGTCCATTGATAAACTCTGGTCTTGTCAAATGTGTAATATCTTTGGTGTCAACTTCTTTATAAATTAAACCCTTCATTGAAACCCTTTTTGTATAAAATTAAAACTCACTGATATTCTTATATCATTTGATTCATTGGGTTCAACACAATGCCACAACCATGCTGGAAATATTATAATTCTTCCTTCTTTAACATCCAGATGACATTCTCTCCATAGATGTTTAGGAGGAGTTCCTTTAACTCTTGTAGGCATCATTGTTTGAATGCCGGGTCTTGGATCATTACAGATTAATTTTCCACAGTTAGGAGGTGTCTTTATATAATATACTCCAGAAAATAATGTATTAGGATGTATATGAGGTCTATTATATCCCCCTTGATAATTTATATTAGCCCACATATTACCCAGTACTGGTTCTCTATCGAGCCATTCTTCTTTCCATACATCCTGCACAGCTAAAAATAACTGATCTACTAAAGGTTTGTATTCTGGTTTGGTTTGCATATCTGTGTGAGAATGCCAGCCCTTTACATTTGTTTTTTTAACTCCCGGATCTTGATTAGACCAATTAACAATATCCTGTGCTAGTTTATTATTATCTAATTGAACATCTTTACCATACACACTGGTTGGAAAAAATTCTTCTCTAATCATCTAAAAGGTTTTCCTCCAAACCAAACAACTAAAGACTGTCTGATTCCTCGTGTAACTTTATTAACTCTATGATTTAAAAATGATGCAAAACAAATAGCGTGTCCTTGTTTTAAAGGTGCATATTTACCAGGAGCCATAATTTCTAATTCTCCTCCTTCAAATTCTTTAGGATCATTTAATAAAAGAGTCATTGATATTTTTCTAACCGGTGGTTCGTATTTCATGTTCACATCACAGTCCATATGCCAGTCATAGAATCCTCCTTCAGGATATTCTGTAAATTGTGCATTCTCTGTAATTCTAATATCACCAAATCCAAAATGATTTTCATTAGCTTTTTGAATAAAAATATTAAGGTCGTGATACATGTGTCCCATTTCTTTAAATGGTATCCAACTAATGGTAGTCACTCTTTTTTTAGTATCGGTTCCTCCGCCAGGTATATCTATTCCTACCTGTGCGACTTGTGGTTTCTGTGCTCTCCCCGATGCAATAATCTGATTACATTGATCCGGTGTAAATAATGGAGTCGTGGTTTGTATAATCCAACTCTTCCATTTAGGTTCTGAGATGTGTATATTTTCGTACATTAGTTTCTTCCTCTATTTCTTATAGGGTTATATTCTATATCCATATTCGCTGCTAGACTTCTTCTCATTCCTGGTCCATTAAACGGGTAGACTGTGTGTCTCATGTCATAAGGGAAGATATAAAAATCTCTTTCTTTTAAGTATGGTTGATAATCAATGGCTGCAAACTGTCCGGACGCTGAACCTAAAATTTGTAATTGTCCATTTTGCGGCGAGTCTGACGCAGAATATTCTACACCAAAAGATTCTGGTAATTTTAAAATCATTACTGAAGACAGGCCTGTGAACAATGTTCCTTGGTGAACGTGCACTGGATTGTATTCATGTTCGAACATGGTGTTAACCCATATAGAATTTAAATGCATGTTATATTCTTTAATTTTATTAAAATCTAAATAATGTCTGAACATTTTTTCAAACCACTGTAATACATTCTGAGGTAGTAAGTTATGTTTTTTCATTTTATTAGTGTCTTCACCCCCGAAGAATAAAGAATGTTCCTTCTCTATTTTTCCTATGAGTTGTTTGTTAGCCGGTGGAAGGTGTTGAAAATTTGTTTCATAAACATGGTTGATAATATTATAAACATCTAAAGGAGCTTCATATCTTAAAACAGTTTGTCCTAAAGGTGTAACTTTAAAATCTAATGTGTCCATATTTATCCTTTATTCTTTGTGGTATCTTTTCAATGTAGGGATTGTATTCTTTCTTAATTTCATTCCATATAGTATGCATATTTTTTCCCATAACTCCATCGTTATATCCCATTCCATTAATGTTGATTTGATCTAGATCAAAAAATTTATGTTGAAAGTAGGGAATATCTAAAAATTTATATACTTCTTTAATATATTTTTCAGGGTCCGCTACTAGATTATCATACTTTAAATAATAACATTGGTCTTTATAATTAAAGGAGTTTTGGATCGCTGTTAATTCCTTTGCCACCGCTCCGTCTTTATTCAAAAGCATGCCTAACTTTTCGTCATCGTTTTTTAAATTAAATCTATTAGGAAACGCATCGGGGTTTTCTGTGTACCATTTCATATAAGAAGCCAGCACATCCATCACATCTCTAAGTAATATAATACATTTAAAGGGACGTTTAAAATGTTTCTGCATTAACTCAAGATTAGCAGGAGTCATCACAGGTCCTCGATCAATGATATATTGTTGTGGCCAGTCTTTATAAAAGACATCGTAGATACTATCTAAAACATTATCTAAAGATTTATGGTCGGGATAGTTTTGAAAGACGTCGGTTTGTTTAAGAAGAAAGAGATATTTCATAATCTCTAAAGTAATAGAGTTGGCAGTGACAACCAATTCTTTATTCTGATTCATTAATGAGGCGAACAAGGTATTTCCAGACCTTGGCATTCCCATTAAAAAGAACAGCTGTTTATTCTGATTTGGCTCCGAGGTCATTGGTCAATTGTTCTTTCTTGTTATAAATCATTTCACCTGATTTTTTAACTCTTTCTATTGTTTGTAATTGTCCAAGTACATTAAAGACTTCTGGTTGAGAAGATCCTGATGTTAAAGTCTCTGCTTTATTTTTCATGATTAAGGCATAAGAATCTAATTGATGTCTGTTAACATCTTTGTCATCAAAAGAACCATCATTAAATTCTTTCTTTAAAGCTGACCAAAGTTTAATTTCTCTCATTCTATCACGGGCTACCAGTTGCATGTTAGCAACACCGTAAGTTTTTTCATCTATATCGATTTGAAGAAGTTCTAATTTAATTGGATCTTTTTCAGTTTCCAGTTTTTGTTTTAATTTTTTAAGTTTAACTTCATTACGTCTTGCATCAAAAGATAATGACATTAAATTTTCTAGGAATACATTTTGTTCTCTGACACACTGCCAGTACTTAGAAGCCTTCGTTGGATATTTAGCATCTTGAAGAACAGACATTCTCATTTCTGTTTCAGTTCTAAAGACTTGTTTCTTAGTCCAAGTATCTCTTAGCTCACCTGTCAGTGCTTTAAATTCTTTGACATCTTCTGTGTCTAATAAATTATTAAGACTCGGTGCTTCCTTTACAATGAGTTCGTGGATATTTCTTTTCTCTTTCATAGCCGTATTATATATTATATTTAACTGGTTGTCAATGTTTCAATATTTGCTGCAGT